TCCATATTGCCTGTTTATATTTTCTAACTATAAAATGACCTGCAAATAAGAATCCTGCCATTATCAAACCTAAAAGAATAACACTCACAAATAACCACGCCATATTGTTCTCAAACCATATATCGGCTTTATCAAGCAACTGGTAGTAATTCATTATTCTCCTTGTTTAATAATGCCAAAATCACAATCGTATAGTATAGGTGCGGTCCGAGTTGCCAAACAAAAGTACCTCCGGCGCATACCGCAATACAGACAAAACTTGTTAGTAGATATTTTCTATACCTATCTTTAAAATATTCCCCTTTGAGTATTGTCCATAAAGCCATTAAGAATAAAAACAAACCTATAATTCCAGTATTATAAAGTATCTCCAAGTATTCATTATGTGCTTGATTAAAAGTATTATTGTTTTTCACGTGGTATATATATTTGAATGACCCAATCCCTAATCCGGTAAAGGGATATGTCTTTTCAAGTCCTTTAACTACCGGAGCCTTAACGTCTTTCAATATCTGTTGCCATTGCGCAAATCTTCCGCTATCTCCGACGAGAGATTTAATTTTAGGATTTTGAAAGTAAGCCGTTATGAATAAAAATAAAAAGATTAAGGATAATATGCTAATACGAATTGCTGTTTTTCTATTTTTTAACGCGCAGAAGAATATTAACGTAACAACCAATACCCCTATCGCTATTTGACTTTTAGTAAGCAATACCGCAATTACCATAATCCCTGCAAACCAGTATTTTTTAAGATAAAGACAGATAGGAATAAGCATGGCGATAAAGGGCGAGACTAATGTCGGGTGTCCTAATGTTCCACCTAATCTATTGCTTGGGGTTCCTAGGGCTTCGTTAGTATTAGCTAATTTATAAAACTGATCTATCCTAAAGAATTGCAAGATAACATAAATCGCCATTACTAATCCTACCCAAGACATAACCTTTAAGATTGTATTTTTCTGTTTGTCATCAAACTCAATGCTTGTAATAGTCGCAAACATTAAAAAGAATATCAGTAATTGCGCCAAAGGTTGCCATAACCAAAAGGCCCCAGCTTGAATATTCCCATACATAAAAATCGGTTTCGGGCATAACCAGATATTGATTAACAAATACCCCATTAAGATTAAAAGCCACTTATTTTTAAGCGGCTTTAATTTACCTTGATATATTCCTACTAAACTTAAGGCAAGCGCAAATACCAATGCTATCGCCATTTTGGGTTCTCTTGTGTCAAACCCCGGCCACATAACAAATGGTATTATTGCTAACCCTAAGTTTAGTAGTAGGAATATGATATTCATAGACTAAAGGTTAAGCTCCTCCGTCTGTGAAGGTTCCTGCTCTGCTCTTTATGAACCAATGATTTGAAGCATCTGAAACTAAACTAATGTTGTCTCCGGTTGCTCCGGGTGAGGTAACTTTATCTCCCCCGTCCAACGTGAGATACCGAATAGTATCTGCTGTCGTTGCAGGATCAACACTAAATGTATTCGTGCCAGTTGACTTTCCATCAACAAAAGTAAAGTTTAATCCTGATGTAGTCGCCGCTGGTAATATATATTTGATTGTTCCTGTGGTAGCTGTTACAATAACTATCTTCCCTGATTCCGTCGAAAGAAGGGTATCGCCAGTCGCCATAGATTCAATCTGATCTTTCCTACTGGAACTTGTCCCAGGAGTAAGCACACCATTATAATGAATGTCAGCCACCGGATAAGATGAGCTGCCAATATCATAAGTATTAGCTGCTACTGGGATAAAATCTCCTCCATTTGTAACACTCCACCTGTCATTACCTAAAACCGATTCATCAGTAGAACTGGCTGCGAAAGCCGGAATACTGCTAAAGCAGAGAAAGGCAATAGCAAGTAAAGCTATTGTTTTACTAAATACCTTTAACATCTTTATTCCTCCTATTTAATTAGTGCTTCATTGGTATCCGGATTATAACCCACCAGCTTACCTTCAACTTGTAACTTTGCTAACTGTTCTGCTGTAACCTTAATCCACTTCGGGCCTGAAACAGCAACTTCGGGAGCCACTACTTTTTCCTGCTCTTCTGCTGCTTTAGGCTCTTTCCTTTTCGTTGCCATATCAAGCCTCCTAGTTAAACTGTGTTTTGAAATCCTGCTTTTGATCTAAAACGCTCGGCTTCTGCATGCTTTTTAGCAGACAATAAACTCTGCGCGTCATTCTTTAAATCATTGATGCAAACTTCACACATAAGTTTCCCCTCATGCTTTTTCAGGATAACCCCATTACCAGGATCATAACCATCTGCGCCAGCGGTGGTGCGAGCAGCAACATCAGCGCTAGTTAAACTAGCTGTCTGAGGACCGCCTTTCGCACCACACACTTCGCATATCCCGAATCTTATTTCAGGAAAACTCACTCAATACCTCTTAGGCTGACGTTCCACCGCCGCGAGACCAAGTGCGGAAGTTTTTAATCAAGATACCTAACCGGATATTGATTGAAGCTTTATAACCTAAATTCGTCTCATCTCTAAAAAAGCGAATCTCTGAAGCCTGTCTCTCTCTGAATTGGAAATCATCAGATTTTCTCTTTCCAATAAAGAAAGCTGCCTCTGCCGCCTCAAGATAATCCCAATCTAATACAGAAACTAACTTGTAATAGGGGTTAATATCATTGAGCTGGCTGTTCGGTATTCCTCTTTCCGTACCGACAATACGATCAGCTAACCAGCGATTTGCTCCCGGCCTAACTAACAGAGTGTCAGCAGGGTTACGAACTACATTATCCCTCTCGTCTCTTGCGTTAGTTACGGTGTGCAAATTATAAATCGTCTCAAAATTAGCAGGAGTTAATGTTAGACCTGCTACGGAATTGTAATATGTACCTCCACCTTTTGTGCTGCGCGTGTTGCCAGTCAAGTTGAACAAAGGTTCATTATCATAAGGCATATCACCATAAGTTGCGGTGTTGCCAGTATGTGAACCATTGAATACCCAATCTCCGAGCAAGTTGCCGCCCTCATTGAATACTCTTGCGCCTAACTCTTCTTTACATATACGGACCTGCTTACCCCAAGAATTAGACAAATCCTTTAACAGATTGCCTAATTTTACAGTATCTTCTACTGCTTCTTTAGAAAGCGCAATACCATCAGAGAAGGTGTGATATTTAGTTAAGAACTCCCAACCCTGGACCGGACTCTTAAACTCAATATTCTGCCCTTCAACTGTATGGCGCGTAAGTTTACCCTGTCCTAAAATCTGAGTAATCTTATCACCTGCGCCATTGACATTGTTTACAACTTTAAAGACCTCGTTGTAAACTGTCGGCACTTCGGTATATCCCTCATATTCAGCCTTATACATATCTTTCAGGTATAGGGCTACTTGATCTCCGCGTATTCCAGCCATTTTTATTTCTCCTTATTAGTTAAATGTTAGATCTACTAATTTTTACTTGCTACCTGATCTTGAATCTTTAATCGTTGATAAAGCTCAGTACCATTGGCCCATGCTAAATCAACTTTTTTCATTAGGCAACCCCAGTGGCTCCCACCTTGACAGGGTTAATCATTACATCTACCCACTTGTTATTTACTTCATCTCCACCAACCACGATTAAAGTACCTTCTGTGGCCGCGTCAAGCTGTGCGCCCTGGATAGTTGCAGAAACAGAGATGTCGCATTTCTTCCCGATCATGTAATGATAGAATGTACCTGAATTAACCGGAATCCGGAATACTGCGGTTAAATCACAAATGATCTTGCGTTTCTCAGTTCCAACAGCAGAGGCAATCGCTTCGCACTCTAAGAACCCTAATATCTCAGTCGTTCCGTCAACAGCTAAAGTAACTGTGTTTGTGGAAGCGCCTGTCCTATATACAAACTTACCGCTTGCAGCAACAACATTCATAGCAGCTACGAGAACGCCATAAAAACCAGCTTCTCCACCGCTAATCTGTCCGTATTTTAATTGCACTCCGTCGTTCATGTTAAATCCTCCTGATTAACTTACTTTTCTTTCTTTTAAATAATCACTGTATAGTTTATATGCTTGATCTTCAGTAATATCGGGATTATCAAACATTTCCCTTGCTCTTTGTTTCTGTTCATCAGTTAAAGGCGCATTAGACTTATTAGCAGGACCATTACCAATCGGAGGTCTTTTAGTACCAAGTATCTTGGCTTCCTCAAGCCCTCTCTTATATTCCTTTTCGCCAAATGCTTTTTTATCTTCCTCTAACTGCTTTGTGGTAGTGTCAAAAGCCTTTCCTTTAGCGTAAGTAATGTACGTTTCAAGATTAAAATGCTCGTCCATTATTTGCGCGTCAGATAGTTTTTCTATCAATGGCTTTAGTTCAGGGATATATTTCTTGTCTGCTTCCGATACAGTGTTAAAGATAGTATCTCGTTTCTCTTTGGCCGCAATTGAGACTTTAGCTCTGTCCTGCTCTAAACCTTTTTCAAGAGCAGCTTTATAATCCTTAACCGCCAGCTTAAAGACTTTTTCATCTTCCATGCTGTCAGTTAAATCAGGATTAGCTTCACGATAAGCAGTGATAACACCTTCTTTGGTTACAGGTTTGTCTTTATAAGTAACCTTTCCCTCTGAAATCCACTTTTCAACAGCTTCAATAGGAATATCCTTAATCTCAGTAGCTTTAGGTTTCGCGTCCTTTAAAGCTTTAGCCTCAGCTTCAGTCTTGGAATAAATGCGTTGTAAATGAAGGTTAGCTTTTGCAAGCTGCTTCGGGTCGCCTTTATACTTTTCCTGAATCTTGGCTATACTCTCTAAATCTTCGCGAGCTTCTTCTTCTGAGACATTATGCTCTTTAGCATAATCAGATACTTCCTGTTGCGATGCCTTAGTCTTGGATTCTTCCTGGGTCTTTACTATCTCTGCTTTCTTAGTCTTTTCCTCTTCGCTCAAATCCTCGTCTTTGGCTTCTAAAATACGTTTCTCTTCTTTAACCTGTTCTTCTTTTTCCTTAGCAGCAAGTTCTTCAGCAGTAGGTTCGGTTTCCTCTTTAAGAGCGTCCTCTGCCTTATCTTTGCCCTGTTCTCCGGACTCTTCTTCGTCAAGCTTCTTTTTCTTTTGTTCATCAGCACCAATCTCATTTAAAGCCTCTACTGCGATTGCGGCTGCCTGATCATCAGACAAGCTGTCTTGACCCTTAAGAGTTTCTGCGTCAATTTTGACTTCCCCGGCTTTTACTACCATTTGTTGCCTCCTTCTTTGAGAGCTGCCTAAGCAGGTATCTCGATATGTTTTGCGAGCGCAGGTAATTCTGCGGTATCGCTTGAAATCTCAATCTTCCTTAATCCATCTCTGCAAATCTCACTTCTTGTTTTACACTTAGAGCAGATAACATCTTTCATCTTTTCGTTATCTACCCTACTTATTAAAATAACCTGTGGGTCTTTATATAAACAGTCCTTAGATCCGGTTTCCCACTTAAAAAGCAATCTTTGGCAACCCGGACATCTGTATTGAATGATCTTACCCATTAGCCCCCTATAATCGGTATCTCTGTATTCTGCTTTCTACTAATAACTTGCATAATGGTATCAATCGCTAATTTCTCTACCTTGCCTAACGTAACAACGTCAGTATGCAAGTGATGTGCTATATGTTGAATTGAATATCCGTTAATCCTTAAGACTAAAAGCTTGCGTAAAATATCACACACTGCCTTAGTTGTATAAAGCGCATGAGCCTTGCCTGTAATGGAACACCAAGTATTCTTTGTGCTTTCAGAGACATCTTCCATAAGCGATATGCCATAGATTAAATACTTAGTCCTATCCCCTGGAGTAGCAAAAGAAATAGGCGCGGCCTTAGCAGCTTGCTTTGCATCCTCAGCCATAGTCTCATTCTTTTCCCTTAAGAAGTTTCCGGCCTGTTCTATGGATAGAGGTCTCTGTATCTTTTCACTCATTAGTCTCCCCACAAGGTTTTATAGTTTTTAGTAAAAAAGTCAGCTTCTTCTGGAGTCTTAAACTCAATAAATTCTTTATTTTTTAAAGCGTAATCAATAGCGTCTTTAGATGATAATTCTTTTAATGCCTCAGTATCTTTATCATAAACAATATTTGGATAAGCTATTGTTTTTCCGTCTACCTCGGCATAAGCCATTTTATGTGTTCCATATTGTCCATTACCTAAGTCCAAAACTGGATAATCATTAGGATTTAATATCCTCTGAACAAACTCTTTATCTTTATAGAGTTCTAAGGTTTTAAGTATTCCCTCAGCAATATCCTTATTCGCACCCATCAATAATCTCCTAAAGCAACAACACTATCAAAATGTGCCTGAGATCTATTTCCTACCTGCTTAAACCATTTACTATCTTTCATGGCAAAGCCAATTCCCTGCGAGTCTCCGGTCAATATAGCTTTCTTCATATCTTCAAATCCTTTAACCTTATCGCCCATGTTATAAGACATATCCGTAACTATATTCTTAATCTGTTCAGGCAACTTATCAAAATTATCGCCTATATAATCCCTGGCTGTACTCTCTGCTCTTTCATATAACTTATTAAATATCGGTATTGCCTCAGCTTGCGTTAATTCTCTTTTGCCCTGTTGAACATCAAGGGGAACAAGAGACTTAACTAATGAATCTTTAAGATTGAATCCCCAACCAATCGTGGGATTGCCGCGCGTGTCTTTATATGTATTGCCACGCCAACCCTCAAACTTCATTGTCTGCAACTTGGCTTCAAGGCTCATTTATTTTTTGCGTCTCTTTCTATTTTGCCAATCAACATATCCAAGACATTTACTGTATTAACGCAACTTCTTAAATAATGAGCGTCTTTAATAGGTTCCAGATCCATAGGTTCAGCTATGTGCTTAAAGACTAACTTTCTATAATCCTCAAACTCTTCGCGGTACTTCTTAAACTTAGAATCATCTAAACATTCAGAAGCAAGCTTAATAACACTATTTTTTCTTGCTTCAATCTCTTTCTTCTCATTTTCTTTCTTTAACAACTCTTCTTTGCTTAATGGCTCAAATGTATTCTTACGCATTAGCACCTTGCGCTTTCTGTTGAGCTTTCACAACTTCCGGGTCCGGTGGAGTAACTAACTGCGCTCTTAAATCCGTTACCATAGCCATTAACTTATCAACAGGGAACTCCGGCTCAACTCCGGTTACTTGTGCGTTTTTCATTACCGCTTGCATAAACATCATTACACCTCGCAGTGTCGCTTCAATCTCGGCTTTCTTAAATTCTTCTAAGGAAGGAATAACTTTATTAGATATGTTCTTCCACTTCTTACTCCACCCTTCCACTATATTCTTTAATAATGTATAAACAGCGTCGGGGTTTTTAGAAATTAAAGGTTCTTGTCTTATAGTCTGGTATAAAGCTAAGTCTAATACCTTTTCATTAACTTTGTCTATTTCAAAGGCATAAGCTCTAGCCATGATATTAGTCCTGGCCACCATATCGTTGCGTTCAATAACAGCAAAGGGACTTTCCCCACCCTTGCTTGTGGTATATGCTCTTCCTTGTTTAGACATCTGGTAATACATAGCCAATAAGATATAACCAATTTCGTTAAAGGAAGGAATCAAGTGTTTAATGTAATCCATAACACCCTTGCCGCTTTCAGCTAATAAAGCTAAGGTCTTTCTAGCTGGCGCGCTTGGGTCCATTGGAGATTCAGCTCCACTCATACCGCTTGATACTCGGCTTACTTGTTCATCACCCATAACCAGATATTGCATGAGATTGATTAAGCCGCCAATATCAGCCGGGCGCATATACTTCTGTAAGAAATCAACTGAACCTGCCTTCGCGTCAATTGGAGTTCCATGATAAAATCTCTTCTCTAAGAATTGTGCGTGAACCCTAGATTGATCAGTAATAGGCGTAACTGTGTTATTTATCCATGCCGCGCCAAGAGTTAAATTTAATATTGCGTTCTCGGCTAAGTTACTATCAGTTAAGTCCTCGGCTAATCCTGGCTGGTATATGCCTTTCTTCTTACGCTTGATATAGAATGGGATTAGGCAACACTGGACTGCGTAATAGGGATAGAGGATTGAACCAATAACAACCTTCTTATCTTCAACAAACCAAATCACAACCTTAGTCTCTTCTGTGTCTGATTCCTCAAGCTTAAAGTAGTAAGTACATTTCCAAACATCAAAGTCTAGGGTTTCATAGTTCTTAACCTTCTTATCCGGATTATTCTTATCTTCAATAAGCTTATCAATATCGTAAAACTTATTATCAGATTCTTCTCTCTTAAGCTCCCAATAAGTATAATTCTCTCTAATGGCGATTAAGCGCGTAGTCTTTAATCCGTCAAATCCGTCAGTCTTAACTCTTACATAAACGTCCTTAATATCATGAAATTTAGGTCTGGGGTCGTTATAGACAGTTTCCTTGTAGTTAGCCACAAACTCAATATCCCCACCTTCCAGGAGCTTCTTAACGTAACCTGGATAGTCTTTTTGAGCGTTAGGCCAATTACTTAAGAAATCCTTAAGCCCTTGATTCTCCATAGCTGGCATACCATTAACAATTACAGGTTTCTTAGTAACCGGATCAAGCAAGGGTACAAGTTTAGTCTCATATCTCTCTTCGCGTCTACGCTGTTCACGCTTAATATCGTAAAATAACTCAAGCCAACCTGTCCCCTTAACCACTGAAGAATGAAATACTAAATCCATTTCCGGTTCAAATGGCAGATTGTCTAGCTTCTGGTCTAAGAAATCCTGCTGTTTATTACAAACATCTACACCAGAATCCTTGCCAAATTCAGGCCGAGGAGTAATAGCGAATATGGGGTCAACCTCAAAGAAAGCTTGTTTTGCTGCGGTTACAACTGCGTCAACCTTAACCTTTGTTACATTGCGATTAAGATTAAACTGTTGCATCTCATCTTCTGTAACCTTTCCGTCATACTGATTATCTAAAGCTTGGCATCTTTTATCTAAACGTATTTCTTCTCTTTCGCCTCTGATAATCTCAAGTTCGCCAATAATCTCTTTAACCAACTTATCTTTTTGGGTATCAGATAGCTCTAAGGTTTCCATATAAACAGGGATTCCAAGATTATCAGCTTTCTTTTGTTCCGCGCTCTTGGGTTCTTTCTCAAATTTTACTTCTGTCTGATTAGCCTTGATAACCATGACTGCCCTTTCTAATATTTGCTATGAAAGCTCTTTGTTTAGCGTGTAAATCTGCTGTGTTAATTGGACTATATGGATATTGCGTTCTAACTATTCCTGCTATTGCTCGGCAAATCACAAGTCCGTCTTGATATAATTTCTTTCCGTCTTGATAACCGTCTTGCGCTTCGATCTTTGTTACATTTCCGTCTTTGTCGCGCTTAATAACAAACGTCTGACACTCTGATATAAGCTTCTCGGAATTGAGTACAGTTGAATTATGTTTAATCTCTTCGGCTAACTGCGCCAACATCTGAGGCCTGGTTACTGTATTCGTGTTAAAACCAAGCTCATCTGTTACAGTGTCCACTCCGTCTTTATTGACAATCTTTTTATAAATATTCCCATATTGGGAATTGATTAACTGATTAACCTGATAGCCATAACCCTTTGATTCCTGCGCTATCATTCCGGTATTGTAAAAATTACCTAATGCTATCTCTAAAGCCGCCAGCTCTTCCGGGGCATGTTGTCCTGCAACAATGGCGGCGGTTGAGTTCATGCGCTTATTTAAAACTAAGATTGCTGCCTCATCTGAGCCTACTGCCTCAGAAGCGTCTCCTGCTATGATATATTCTTCCCCGTCTTGTGGCTTTTCAAATATTTCAATCCGTCCATGCGGTAGGTCTCTAAACTCCCATTTAAGATTACTAAAGAATAATTCACCAATGGCAATCGGACGCTTCTTAATTTGCTTAACCAATCCCTTCTGATCGAAAAACAATGAGCCGCTGGTTGCAAAGGCTTCTTGCCATGTAGCCGGATACTGAGCGCAGAACGTAAATAAACTACCCTGGCACTTATTAACTATGGCGTGTCTGCGCCAATTTAACTGCTCATCAGTCAGGTTATTATCAAATTTAAGTTCTTGCTCTTCTTTCTCAAAGGTCGCCAATGACGTATCAGCACTAAAATTTATTCCGTCTAATGGATAAAGCTTGTTATCTTGCAAGGGCAATTGATACTCTTTCATTTCATACCAGGGAAAGAATAGCGGAATCCAATCTGTCTTGCCTTCTATGGCCCGGAGCCACTGTTGATAAAACTCTTCCATGCCATTAGCGGTAGTCTCCCCGATTATCATGGTATCGGCATGGTCCGGGACAGTTTGGTTTAAATCAGCCAAAACTGTCTTTAGATCGGGGAAGAAAGCTACCTCTGAAAGATGTACATAATGGAATGTATGCGACTTGGCCGATTCTTTATTCTCGGCTGAGGCTATAATGATTTGAGAGTGTGTATTCTCAAACTCTAATTTCTTTTCATTGGATTTTTTAAGCTTGGGAGCAATATGACTAAACTCTATCTCTAGTTTTTCCTGATAAAGCTTAAACATATCAAAGAGGTTGTTGGCATGTTCCTTTTCATCAGCTAAGATTAAAGAGTTTCTATTCTGTTGCTGGCTAGTAAGAGCATAGATAATCCCCTCTGTCTCGGTTGAGATACCACCCTGTCTATATTTTAATACCCAAATCCTGATTGGTTTATGCGCGGCCCGTAATTCTGCAATCTTGTCAAAGAGCTTTATCTGTGTTGAGTTTAACTCTAATTTAATTAAGCGTCCGTCTTTGGTCTTTATTGAAAGATAACCGGAATCAACCAAGCGCAGCGGCTCTTCCTGAATAGCTAGCTTTTCTATATTATCCCTAGCCAACTTTGCGCTTGGCGAGGATTGCTGTAATTCTTGCAAGCTGTTCACTAATTACCTCTTGAGTTTGGTTTTCTTCCTTGGGCCTTGCAAATTCCTGTCTATCAATCCAACCAAAGTTCTTTAAAGCAAATATAGCCCCGGTGCAATTAGGGCTATGTAGTAATCTTTCATAAGCATTTTCAACTCTTGTCCGAGCCTTTTTTATTGTGTCGGTAAACTCAGGCTTCTTTTCATATTCATAGAACGTATCTCTACTACTAAATCCTAGATATATAACTAAGCCTGTTATCGTCGGACAATAGCGCTTAATTGTCTTTTCTTTCTTCCCCTCTTCTACTATTCCGAGACTAACAAGGGCATCTGTTTTAAAATATTTATCAATCTTCTTTTGTAACTCTTCAGGGGTCTTATAAAATGGTGGTCTACCTTCTGGATTTTTAGATTTTTTCTTTTTTCTCATATTAAGCTTTATGATAACAACTCTGTTTGCATTTATTAAATGACCATTGACTTGAATGTCCGAATAAATTTAACATTGCTAAACTAAATATTCCGCGCTTAATAAAATAAATACACCTCTTGGCTTTACAAAAGTGCGTGGTCATTTTGTGCTTGCGGCGGTCCATATTTATACTCCTACTTAAAGTATGCGTTACGGTTAGCAATCTTCGCCACCCTATTTTTTAATAATTTTGCTATGTCAATATCAAGGCCTAAGTAATCTGCAAGGTGTTCGCAGTGTCCATTAAAGAAATAATCATACTCCTTGCGTCTGATCGTCAGCTTAACCACAGCTACGAATAACCTTTCATAACCTATTAAATCTTTGAGTGCGTTCTTATTGTTTGCCATAA